AGGCTAAAGGTATACTGTCAGCGTACTCTTCTAGTAATACTTCTTCACCTACTGTTATAAATCTTTTTAGTTCAGCAACTCCGTCACCATCTCTATCAACTCGAATCCAAGACTCGGTAACAATTACTTCCCTATTAGCAACTCCCATAAAATCATCGTGGAAGTTTTGCTCTACTTCGTTTATTGCCTGTCTTACAGATGATTCGTAATCAAAGCTAAAGTTATTAGCTTCAACTCCTTCGCCAATATCATCGGCAACATCAAAACCCATCTCTCTGAGTTCAGACAATGTCATTTCTGTTTGTATTCCTACAAAATTTGCACTTTCAATATCTGTAGCGCCCCTGTTAATCATAAAAGACTCAGGTGGTATGTTTTCAAGACAAACCTTAGATTTGTCAACTTCTTTTCTTACAGATACATATTCGTAAACTTCTTCTCCAGTTTCTGGATCTACTCCCTCTCCGACTCTAATTTCAATAACTTCTGCATCACCCTCAGCTAGAATAGCATCAAGCTCAAGAATAGAAATATTTTCGTATTCTTCTACTTTAGTGTTTGAATAGCTTTCCCATTTCCATCTTATAACTGCATTTTTAAAAAGCAACGCTGCTTTTATCCAAGTGTTAAGTTGTACCCAACCGTTATTTTTTGTAAATATACAATGATTAGTCAACTCAGATGCAAGACCTGCTGCTATTGTTTGACTAGGATCAGATGGGTTAAATTTTGCAATTTTACCATTTGATAACATAAGTTCAGAAATTACAGCTAAGTAAGAGTCTACAATCTCCATTGTATCTGAGGTAACAACTTTAGACACACCCTGTGGGTATAAATTTCCTTTTGCTTGTTGCGTATAATAATTTATAGCCGATTCTCTTTGCTCTTGCAATTCAGAACCAGACGAAAAGCTACCTACCGCTTGTCTAATCGAGTCGTTAATAATACTCGTTATTTCTTCGTCAGTAACTCTCTTGTTTTTCTTATCCATAATTAAATCCAATTAGTTTGTCTTTCAGGGATATATACATTATCAAATCCTACTCTTTCAGTACTTAGCCTATGAATATGTGTCCTGTAAACTTCTGCAGCAATTGCAAGAGCCATTACAGAATCATCTGTAGACCCTTTAGATGCATTAGTTTTACCTTTGTCATCTGACACATAATCTCTTAACTCATTAACGACATCTGTAGACCATATGGCAACCTCATCGTTATCTATCCAATTTTTTAAATTAGATATTATAGCTGGCTTAGAAGCACTTGTAGTCCTAAAACCAAGTCTAACACCATCTTCATCTGTAAGATTAGCAATTTGAGTTTGATAATATAAATTAACGTATTTCATTTCCTTTAGTTTTTGCAAAGTAGAAACTCCCATAGAGTTTGACTCTACTGCAAGAAGAGCGTTATTAAAGTATCTTCCTAGATAAAATAAATCTCTTCCAAAAACAGCCGGATCAACATGATTGTCCCTGTAGAGGGCGACAATTTGTCTTTTTGAATTTAATACAACAGCAACTGAATAGTCTTGACCAACTCCTAATGAAACATCAGCACCAATAATAAACTTTTCGTCAAAGCCGGGAGACTTCCATATTGATAGATTACCTTCTCTATGATCTTCCCAACTAGACAATGATGTGTTAAATTCTCTTAAAGCAATAGGAGCCTTAGTGTCAAGTTTGTTTAATTTTTCTACATTAAATACATTTTTACCTGATACTACAAAAGCTTCTTCAGCTGTAGATGGGTATTCTTGTCTAAACTTAGACTCTCCTCCCTCACCTATCTTCATTCTTCTCCACCAAAGTTGGCTATCATTTAGTCCAAACTCTTCGGCTATTTCATTCTCTTCTATAGTCCTCTCAAAATTATCTGGAGGATTCATAGTGTACTCTTTGGTCATAAACCAAGGAAGAAATATAGGAACGTAGTCGTTCTCTCCTCTCTCAGCCGCCTTCCACATTCTGTAAAAAGCACCAGTAGCACCATTAGCTGTAGACTCTAATATAATTTCAGTGCCATCTGAAGATGATACACCCTGAAATAGTCCAGCTAAAATTTTGTCATCGTTTTGCCAGAAAGCACACTCTGAACAATGCAATATTGTAGGTGTAGTTCCTCTGCCAGCCTCTGGAGACCCTGCTGTGTATAGTCTGTAGCCTGAATCATTATGTGAAAATTTAACTTCTTTTGCGTTTGATCTGACAAGCTCAGGTTTAAAATCATCCGACATCCTGTCAATAAAATTCTTTGACATTGTAAACAAAGCATCAGATGTTGCACTATCATGTGCAATTACAACTGACCTTGTGTGAGGTGTGTAGAATGTTTTCCAAAATACTCTACCAGCAGTATAGGTAGATATACCCTGCTGTCTAGCTTTTAACACTAAAGCTCTTACTCGTCCTTTTTCTTTTATCTGCTTCTCGATGGCTTTGTGTATTTTGGTTTGCGCTTCATTGAATTCAAATTGAACATAACCCTGTGATGCGTCCTTAGTTATTATCCTAAGTTGATCTTTTGCAAAGTCCTTAAAATTATTTTTATTTCTTTCTATCTTTTTTCTTTTATCTATTTCTTTTTTTATTTCTAGTTCTTTAAGCAACTTTAGCTTGTAATCCTGCTCATCTAATTCCATATCTCCTCCTAGAAGTGCTGGTTTCTTTGACCTTTACTACCAGCGGAGTAAATCGGAGGAGTGGTCAATTTCTATATCCTTCCATAAATCTTCGGTAGTATTTTAAGTCGTCTCCTCGACCTTTCTTACTGTTAACTCCAAATCGCCAATCTCCAATAACATTAGTCAAAGGATCTCTAGCAGCTTGTGAAAAACCCATAGGTTTTTTTTGTTTAGCTTCACTTCTAGCATTTTTATAATGATGAGCTATTAAAACTCTAGCAAGTCTATTATAGTCTGCTTGATCTTGCTCTGTAGTTAAATGACCACTCCCACCATAATCATACTTTGGATCATAACCTTCCAAATCTTTTTCATTACCATACTTTAAAAATAATTTAGATTGGTCTAAAAATCTATTTGAGTAATCCTTAAGATCATTTGGGATGACCCCTCGGTCCATCATGTCTTGAACCAAACTACCGGTAATTTGTACTGGACCATACGCAGAACTTCCTCCGGGGGCTAGGTTGGCATTAGTTCTAATAAAAGCATCTTCCCCTTCTAGACCTCTGGTTTCTGCGTTCTTAAAAGCAGCATAGAGTCTGTCTGTTTGATCCATATCTTGAGATACTTGTGCAAGACCTTTAAGTCTTGTCATAGCTTCTTCTCTTGTAGCCATGGTTACTCCTATTGTGGTATTCCCATAAACATTCTCATTTCATTAGCAGTCATTCCTGCACCTGTGTCATTTCTTCTTTCAGCATCCATAGCTTCTAATTTTGCTTTCATCCTTATCCCTTCTTCAGCAGAAAAAGCCGCACCGGTTTCACGTCTTAATGCAGCTGTAATTCTTTGGTCCATAGGAATGCTAGGGTCATTTGCAATTCTATTAAAAGCTGCTGCTTTCATTTCAGTAGCAGTCATATCTGCGTTCATGACTTCTGTTAAATAGTCTCTCTTAAAAGGAGTCATAACGTGTTTCCCTATTCTTTGATAAGGTCTTCCCCCGTACCCACCATCAGGGTCTACTACTGTCCCACCGGGGTTCATTGCCATTGGGATATCTTCAGGTTGAGAAAATCCATTTGTAAAACCTAATTTATCTTCTATTATTTTTAGTTTAGCATCTTCGGATAAATTCATACCATCCATTTCTTCCATCATGGTTTGAATTTGACCATCCATTGTCATAGAGGCATCATACGAAGGGTTTTGTGATAAACCCGACATAGGGTTAGCCATATAAGTTCCTTCTTGTCTAGCCTTATCTCCCCCTTGCATTATCCCTGCTGTTGTACCAACAACAACGGGAGCTGCCGCTAATCCAGCCCTTTTTGCAAAAACACCGGGACTTCTTTGTGTTGATACTAAACTAGGTATAGAGGCATTTCTTGTTGCCGCATATCCTGCTTTCATCATTTCTTTTTTTGCTTTTTGTTTTGCTAAGTATGAGGCTAACCCTCTACTAGCTAATCCTGCTCCTGCTACTAATGCCGGTATTGCCATATATTACTCCTGTGGTTCAACATCCTCAATATCATCGAGGTCTCTTAATTCATTCTCCAGTTGCTCAATAGTCATGTCACTTACCTTAGTAATCCTAGTATCTACTTCCTGTCTAGTCTTCTTACCTTCAGTATATTCTCTATCTTCTGCAACCGCCTTGTACGCCCGATCAAATAAATCCTTATCTGTTGGATTAGATGCAAACATAGCAAATGCTGTTTTCTTTAAAGCTTCGAACATGTCAGTTGTATTAAGGGACTCCACAAGAGCAGTTAGCTCTGGATCGTTCTCAATTAATTTTATCATTTTTAAATGTTCTTTAAGCCTTGTCTTGGGTGTCTTGTACCCCTTCTTTTGTCCTCCGTGGAAATTTTCTCCCTTTTTAAAAGGACGCAAGTTCTCGTACCCCTTATGGGGTCTCCCTGTTTGTTTATTAACAGGTACTTCCGAGACTCCTTCTTCAACCTCTTTAGCCAAGTCCCTAGTAGCCTCTAGATACTCCTCTTTAGTTCCCTTACTGCTCATTTAATCCTCCAAAATATACTTAGTTTCCTACAAGGGATAAGAGATTAGGGTATAGGAGACCATAATGGATCCTTAATGGATCCTTAATGGAGAGAACCACTATTGGTCCCTTTAGCGTCCTTAATGGATCCTTAAGATACCATTATAGCTAAATAAAGATATTACCAATATCCCCCTAATGGACCCTTTACGGCATCTCTTATCCCCTGCAGTGTAACTGAAGTATTGTAATCCTAGCTTACAATTGCTAAACCATTAGTATTACCTTTATGGTACCTGAGATCCATCGAAATTGGTATATCCTCTATAAGATGTCATATAAATAGACCCTTTTTTTACAAAATTAGAAAATGTAGGCTATTTGGGCATATTTGGGACCCTAGTTGGTACTTTTAAAATTAGATCTATAGCCTATACAGGTTAAACTTTAAATATTACGGGTACCTGTTTTATTTCGAGACCCCCTAGTTGCCCCAGCTTAGTCCCTTACTTAGTCCCTTTTTTGTCCAGCTTAGTCCCAGCTTAGTCCCAAAACCCCTGAAGACCCCATTGGAGACCCTTGGGGGTTAGGTTGGTGGTCA